GTTCATTGAACTTGAAACCGTTTCTTTCTTGTTGGGCGATGATTGCTTGTACTTCATGTTCTAGCTCCTGTGATTTAATTGAAAAGTCCTGCCTCTTTAATTCATACTTCAAATAACTATAAACCTTATGTAACACTTCTACGTCCTGCACACAATACTCAATCATTTCATCTAGCGTATGCGTCTCTAGATTAAAATCATTAAACTGAATCTTCTGTACTCCGAACAACTTCCCTAGGTTGTTTAGGCTGTGTCCTCCCTCCAGACTTGGGTTTAGTAAGCGACTTAGAACTAACGTATCTTCGACTCTCTTCAATGTAATCTGACATTTCCATAACTTTTTCAACAAGTGAAAGTCGAATGCTATCCCATTGTGAGCCACTATCAAACTCGCTGCCTTTATGTACTCCGATAAGTCTTTTGCTTCTTTCCATACCTTTACCTCTTGTGTGTCTAAATCCTTTGTAACAACGCACCAAATCTTGCTGTGATCTAATGTGGTTTCGATGTCAAGTAATAATCGCATAGAATTATCTTACTCTATGTGCAAGTGTTTTGTCAACAAATATTACATTAGAACCACATTTAATGATTGCAGAATAGCCGACATTGTGCATCAGTGTGCGAATATCTTCTTCACGATAGGGCTGTAACTCCACACAGATTACCTTAAACGGATGTAAGCAATAATTGATATTCCGCAGTACTTCATAGTCCATTCCTTCAATATCGATTGTCAGAAAGTCAGGTGTCAATCTATGCTTGAGGATTTGGTCAATTGTGAAGATTGGTAGTTCTTTGACCTCGGTAATGGAGAACTGCGGGTAATCCATCACAAATCCCTCAGCCACCTCTTTAAGGAAGCTATTTCGTCCAGATTCTCTATCAATCATGTAAAATTCACGGAATTCCGATTTAATACCCACACCAACATTAAGGTTAATATCTTGTGGTCGTTGCTCTAGGAATGTTTTATATAAAGTAGGATTTGGCTCAACATTAATACCCCTACTACCGCTGTCATAGAACAGCTTAGTATTACTAATCCGTTCCGGATGGTGCGCTCCCACATCCAAGTATGAAGGAGTAGCAATACCGAGACTGTGAAAGATAGCCCGAATAATAATATCATCTCCATGCTGAGCATAGGTTTTATCTCCAAATAGTTGATCAGGATGTGCCATTAATGTTTACCCTGCGTTGCTGTTATCAATTGATGTCTCAGTGCTTCGACTTCCGCCATCGCTATTGTCAGTTCCATGTTCGCTATCACTAACTGATCCTGAAGTTCTTTTATTTCCTTTTGCATTTCTTCGACGCATAACACTCGGTCTTCTGTCGTCCATGTTGTCATTTGCTCTCTCCATTTCCAAAGGTTGTTCCAATTGAACAGGTTTAACGGCGGACACTTCCACACCATTCTCTAACTCCTCAATATACTCTTCTAATAACTGAATGTACTGCTTTTGCTTCTCTAGTTCGTCAATACATCCTCTTGCTAAATCAAATACTCTCTGTGTTACATCATCCACGAAATCATTCCTGATATGTAAAAGAAAACTGCTACTACTTCAACAATCAATAACGGATTGTCCCGTTGCTTCCATCCTGCCCAAGCCCACATTGCACTACCAACCGCACTAAGAACAATGTTCATCGGATAGATATTGTAGCTGGTTAATGCGATGCCGATTAAGCAAAGACAAGTAGCAATCCATTTAAAGAGTAACATCGTTACGCCATTTATCAATCGTTAAATCTAATGCAGTGCCGTCGAGCCATTCCCATGTTGCCATCTTGTTATCGCAGATGACGACAATCGGTGCATACGCTCCCGGAGGCACATCCCATGCTGCGTTGCGTAGCCAAAGATAGCGTTCAGCATGATTAAAGATTTCTTTATTGTCCTGAATCCTGCTAAAGACATCTTTATTAAGTTCACGCAATCGCTCTATTTCGTTACATAGATCAGTGATGATCTTACGGGTAACATCATAGTCGTCATGTTTTGCGTACTTCAATGCTTTTTCTAGTAAATCGTCTTTCATATAGTTTCCTGTATCTCTAACATTCTTCCGGTTGATGGATTGTATAACAAATCGCCAGCACCGCCAGTGTAACCACTAAAGCGATTCTTTAAAACCCTAACATGAGTAGTGTTTCTTTCAATCATGTCAGTAGCTTGTCCGTTACGCTCTAGTCCGATCACAATGTCAGATAGCTGTGCTATCGAGCCTGAGCCTCGCAACTGAGCCAGCGATGTAACAGCGCCTTCCTCGTGACCTTTGCTCTCAGGACGTTTCAAGTGCGACACACATAACAGGCTAATCCCTGTTTCTTGCACCAACATCCGCAAGCGTGTCATAATCGCATCCAAAGCCTTTCGTTCATCGCCCACGTCACCGCCGCTAACAATGATACTAATGTGATCCAAGACCACGTAGCCACAGTTAAGTCCTTTTGCCATGTAACGGACACGATTAACAATGTTATCAAGACTACTACTTCCAAAATGATCAAAAAGATAAAGGCGGTTAGTGCCAAGTGTTCTATCAAAGGCATCTTTTAACTCCTCCGGTGATACATCAACATCAGGTAAATGAATCGGTTTGTTCGCCGCTAGGGACATCAGCGATCTAGCCGTCTTACGCACACCTTCCTCCAAGAACATCATCCCGATATTGTCTTCGGTTTTGGATAGGATGTGCCATACGATCTCACGCAAGAACTGTGATTTGCCTAAGCCTGATCCAGCCGTAATCATCACTAACTCGCCCTTACGAATGCCGTAGGTTAGTTTGTTGATACCAGCATAGGGATAATCTACTTCTGCTTTGTCAATCGGCTTAGATACGACATCCCACAGCGTAGAGCCTTGAATGATGCCATCAGGCACATACTGCTCTGCTCTCCACCAATCGTCAACAAACTCCTTATCCGCCTTGATCTTGAGATAGTCCGAGGCATCCTTGAGTCCTGTTCGCATCTTCATCATCTTGACTTTGCCACCGAATAACTCAGCAACAGATTGCATTGCTTTCTGTCCGGCTTCGTCGCCATCAAACGACAAAACAATATTCTCAAAACTGTCAATGTATTCGTATTGTGCTTTACAGTCCTTGAGTGCTGCCGATGCGCCATTACGAATTGAGATCACCGGATACTTAGCGCCCATCATTTGAAACGCTGATAGAGCGTCTAATTCACCCTCGCATATCGTTAAGAATCTACCGCCTTTAGGGAAACAGTTTTGACCGAATAGCATCGTAGAGCCAAACTCACCAGCAATTGAGAATGCTTTAGAGCTGACGAGCCTAATCTTAATAGCAGATAACACGCCATCATTATCAAAGTAAGGGTAATAATGCTTGTTAACATCTTGTTTAACTCCATATTTTAAGCAAACAGCCGAAGAAATATTACGATCAGCGATAGCAGTAGAAGTAGCATTGTCATAAAATTCTAAATCCTTATTCATTGGTTTAATTTCTCTCTTGGTAATAACTCCATCGCCGTCGGTGTAAGTAAGACATACATGGCAATAAGTATGACCATCATCATGCAAAGCATTACCATCCGATGACCCACAATTCGGGCAAGCGATGTGCTTTAGGAATTTACTTGTTCTTTGTTTTGTTAGCATTTGTCTTTGGCTTCAATGAAGGAGTTTGATCAGTTAGTTCTCTATGCTTTTCCATTAATTCATGAGATAGAATTTCGAGTTCATCAGAATAGCGCTTAACCGTATCCTTAATAAACCAGAATGTGCCACTAGATAAATCTACCGAATCTGCTGACGCTAGTGTTTCTAGCAAAGCAACAAAACAGTCCATCTTACCCTGTATGTCATCAACCTTACAACTAAAATCATAGTAATCCATCTTGTTTCTCCTTTTGTTGTTTAACAATCCATTCTGCTTCAAGTTTCCATATTGCCATTCTTGGATCTTCTTCCCTGTATTCACAGTCCCCGTATGCACGAGTCCCACTGATCCGATTTGCTTCTGTAATGCGCCCTACTAAATCACTTGGTTTCATCATCATTCTCCTAATGTATCGTATTTGTTACAATAACCCCACTTAATGTATCGTTTATGTTACATTATGCCTATTGTGTAGATATTCGTTTTCCAATCCAGTTCATTACAGGCACCGCCATTGAGTTACCCATTGCTTTGTAACGCAATCCGTCTGGACAGTCAACAGAAACCTTTTTGTTCCACGGAATCTGCGTGTAATTATCAGGAAACCCTTGCAATCGTTCACACTCCACAGGTGTTAACCTGCGAACTGCGGTGCTTGCTGCATAGACTGCGGAAATTTGATTTGTGACTTCACTGGATTGTGGTGAGCGACTTGGGTCATTACTTGCGGTAAGTGTTGGTGCAACCACATTTGTAACAATACTTGCGTGGGCCGCACTATCCCTTGCCAAAGTATGGCATGGGTCACCGTTTTGTCTGTTTTGAGAATTGTACGGACTTGTTACCTGATGCAAGTCATACGGAACTGCAACGGCAGGGGTTTTGCTTTTATCAAATGTCGGTGAAATCGTATCGATTGACATACCTTGATGTGAACTATTTTGCCAACCGAACGCAACACCGTGAACATCGGTTGTGTTTAAGGTATAGGATTGCTCTTCTTTATATCCCATACCGTTTCCAGTCTGACTCGTTGCACCTGCACCTTGTAAAGCATAAGAAACATTTTGCACGAATGGAATATTACCGCCGCCAGTTCCCCATGTTGATGTAACAGTCTGACAAGTGTCGCCCATATCTTTAACACGACTGTCTGATGGATGGTTTTCGTACACTGTTAAGAATGTTTCTGAACCACCTGCTAAGACTCCTCCACTTGCTTTGATTGTTCCTGCGATGACATCTTCACGATACTGTCCAAAGCTACTTTCAACAAAGCCGGTAACACTTTTCCTCGTCTTTCGGCTCGATTTAATATCCCCTGACAGGCTTTCGGACTCAAATAATACTTTTGCTGCAGGTTGCCAATCTCCAAGATGTCCGACAACAAACACTCTTCTGCGTCTTTGTGGGACTCCGAAGTTTTGAGCATCAAGCACTCTGTATGCGAACCCATACCCGCATTCAGCCACCGCCCCGAGGAAGGAACCAAAATCCCGTCCACCGCCTGAACTGAGGACACCCGGCACATTTTCCCAAATGAACCACTGGGGTCTAAACTTGTCAAGAATTCCAACATAGGTGAGGGCAAGGTTTCCTCTTG